CACTCCAAGGTATGAATCAATTTGATCTTGTTCATCTCGACAACGCGGACAAAGTGTATGGCGTTCTTGCTGAACTTGGTTTTGACACAAACAAAGCTGTGCATGTTTATGCTGCACAACACAGGACGTTGAAAGGTGAAGTAAAGGTTGGCTATTTGTTTGCAGGCGAGTATAATTTCGCTCGGAAGCATATCAAAGGGCCGTATAGTACGCTAGAAGATGTGATGTTGGCCGCTCAAGCACAGGATAAGAGTCTTTTCGAAGAACTGTATGCTATGGGCCATACGTGCCCACAATATGGGGGTTCGCATGCTCTTGACGATAACATTCCTACCAAGGAAGCTGAAGAGTACAAGGCAGAGGAACTTGAGATTGTTGAGCAGATCAATCAATTAGAAGCTATTCTGTTTCATATTCGGGGTGATCAACGGAATCACGATGGATCGTTCAAGACATTGGAAGATTATCGTAATCCCAAGCCCGCTGAGAAGAAGAGGAAGAAACACAAACGTAAGAATGTAGAAGGGAGTGTTAATGACTGAGAAGCATATTATGGTTACTAAACGGGATGGTTCTGTTGTTCCGTTTGATCCAGAGAAGCTTACTCGTTGGGCGAAGTGGGCAGGTAACATTGGTGTGGATTGGTTCGGCATTGTTGCTGATACGTATCAAAAGCTGCCTGACACTTGCACGACTAAAGATTTGCAGCAAGCAATGATTCAGGCATGTATGGATTATGAAGATACTCCTCATATGCTGATGGCTGGCCGTCTGCTGGTTGGTGATGTGTATAAGCAAGCGTTTGGTGGACATGACAAGATTCCCACTGTTTCACAGATGGCTGTTGCCATGATGACCCTCGGACTGTGGGAACAGATGAATTACACGATTGAGGAACTTGATGAGGCTGAATCCTTCATCAACCATGAGCGTGACCTGAATAGCGTCTACTCTGTCATCAATCAGATTACGACTAAGTACGCTATCAAGGATATCGAAAAGAATATTGTTCTTGAATCGCCTGCATTTGTATGGATGCGTATGGCTCTTGGTGTGTGCAAAGATGAGCCTAAAGAAACTCGCATGCAGGAAGTGCGGAAATTTTATGAGGATTATGCAACTGGGCGTATCAATGCACCTACACCTAACATCAACAATCTCGGCACTCCTAAGCGCACTTATGCGTCTTGCTGCGTGTTCAAGGCAAATGACACGTTAGGTAGTCTGGACGCTGCGAATCACATTGCACGTATTATGACGGCAGCCAGCGCTGGTATTGGCGGAATGATGATGACCCGAAGTAAAGGGGATGGGGTTCGTAAGAATACTATTCGCCACGGCGGTAAGCTGCCCTATTACAACTCGCAAGCAACTGCTGTCAACGAGAACTTGCAAGGTGGTCGTGGGGGAGCAGAGACGATGCACATCAACGCCATCGATCCCGAGATTGAGACGCTGCTGCGTCTTCGTCACCCGACAACGGTTGCATCGAAAGCAGAACGCCGATTGGATTATAGCTTTGGCTTCCACCCGCTGCTTGCTGAGAAGGCTGCTAAGAATGAACAGTGGATGAATATTAGCTATAAGGTTAATCCCGATTTATGGGAAGCAATGTACCGTGCAGATGGTAGCTTTGAGAAGCTGTACGACGAACATGAAAAGAGCAGTAAGCGTAAGAAGTTTATTCCTGCGCGCAAGCTGGCTCTAGAGTTCCTTCGTATGCAAGAAGAGACAGGTCGGATGTACGAGCACAACACACTTGAGATGAATCGCCACACGCCGTTCAAAGACCCCGTGTATAGCTCCAATCTGTGCCAAGAAATCGGTTTGCCGACTCAAGGATACAAGGATGTTACCGAGCTTTACCGGATGGATGACGATGTGCAAGGTGAGATTGGGTTGTGCAACCTCGGCGCTATTGTTGCTGGACGTGTTACGCCTGAGATGTATGAGGAAGTGGCATATCGTACTCTCAAGATGGTAGATAACGTCATCAGCATAATGGACTACCCGTTCCCACATTTGAAGTACACTGCACAGGCTCGTCGCTCCGCTGGTATTGGCATCACCAATCTTGCGCATGATATGGCTGTTAAGGGCTTGCGATACGACACGGCAGAGGGCAAAGCTTATATGCATAGGTTGGCTGAGATGCACTCCTACTGGCTTCACAAGGCTAGTGTGCGTCTTGCTAAGGAGCGGGGCAAGTGCGATTGGTTCCATAAGACGAAGTATGCAGATGGTTGGTTGCCTATTGACACGTACTGCAAACACATCGATAATGTTACGGATCAACCTCTTCTGTGCGATTGGGAAGGTCTTCGTAAGGAGATTGCAGAGCACGGCATGCGTAATAGCGTTCTTGAAGCGTACATGCCTGTGGAGTCGAGCAGCATCGCTGGCAACACTACCAACAGCATTTACCCTGTTCGTGAGCTTGTGGTTGTTAAGACAAGTGGTACGAATAAGAACGTGTTCCTTGCCCCCGATTTGGAAGAACTTAAAGATGCGTATCAATTGGCATGGGATGTCTCAGCCAAGGACATTACGGAAATGTACGGCATCTTCCAAAAGTTCTGCGGACAAGCTATTAGCGCAGACAAGTATCGCGCCTTCCGTGCAGGCGTGACGCCCAAGATTAGTGCAACGGAAATGTTTGAAGACTGGCTCTATCGTATTACGTGCGGCCTTAAGTCTGGATATTATTCCAACACGAAAGCTGGCCTCACGCTTGAAGAAGATGAAGCTGATTGCGAAAGCTGCAAATTGTAAGGATAAACATGACTGTATTTAACCAAGATAATGACGAATGGAAGACTGGCAAGTACAGTTTGTTTCTAGGGCAAGCCCCCGGACTGTACGACAGCATCAACGTAACACACCCTAAGCTTTTTAAATATTACAAAGACCAAAAGTCTGCTGATTGGTCCGAAGATGAAATTGATCTTGAGCAGAGTCGTATCGACATGCTCACTTGCAAGCCTGAAGCACGAGAAATTATGCTTGAGAATCTTGCGCTTCAGTGGGAAACTGATAGCTTTGCTGCCCGGAGCATTGCACCTTTGTTCGCACCGTTTGTTACCAATAGTGAGTACTGGGCTGCACTGTTGAAGATTAGCGAAATTGAAGTGCTGCACGCTCTAACCTACTCGGAAATTGTTCGTGTGTGTATGGAGAATCCGAAAGATATCTTTGAGCGCATCATGAAAAACGATGCCATCATTGGTAGGCTTGAAGCTGTCTCTAGGGCATTTAACGAATTGAAGTATGCAGGTGCTGCTTACACTTTGAGTTTAATTGCAAAAGAGGATGCCTACCCTGTTGTGATGCGTGCTGTGGTGGCGTTGTATTGTCTTGAACGTCTTCAGTTTGTAGATTCGTTTGCTGCAACGTTCGGTGTAGTGGAGGGCGAGCAATGTTTCCAAGGCATCGGCAAGCTAGTTCAGAAGATCATGCAGGACGAACGTTTTATCCACGCCGAAGCTGGTAAGTATGTTATCAAGCATGAACTGTCTACTGAACGTGGTGCGGCGTGGTTTGAGAAAGATAAAGAAATCGTTCGTGCTATGCTGGATGAGGTTGTTCAGGCAGAGTACAAATGGAATACTCACCTATTCAGCAACGGTCGCAAATGTGTCGGCTTCACTGAGCAAAGTGGGATCGACTGGATCGATTATAACGCACAAGAAGTGTACGAGGTATTTGGCTTTGAGCCACCTCGTAAGATTGAGAAGAATCCTCTGAAGTACATGGAGAACTGGCTTGATCTAAACAAAACTCAGAATGCCAACCAAGAGGGCGATCAAGCAAATTATCGCCTGAATATTATTGTTGACGATCTTGGAGACAAGATCATTGAATGGAGCTACCGATGATTGTTGTATATAGTAAGAATAACTGCCCTGAGTGCACGAAAGCTATGTCACTTCTTGACTCAAAAGGATTGACGTACACTGTTGTAAAAATTGATGAAAAACCTGATGCGCGAGATTTCTTGATTGCTGCTGGGCATAAATCGGTTCCACAGATTTACAATGACAATGGGCTTGTTGTAGAAGGTGGGTACAAAGCCCTTACCAAGCTTACCGACGAACAGTGGGCCGCACTGAAATAATTTAAACTTGTTGTTGACAGGCAGGATTGTTAAGCGTAATATCTTACCTGTCGCAGCAAACAACGCAACGACAATTTAAATCTTAAGGAGAAATCGTATGAACATCGTTAAACAAATCGCTGACCGTGTGAACGCCATCCTGCGTACGGGCGCATCGAAAGAGAAAGCTGCCCGTTACATCAATGCTGAGTTCCACGCTTGTGCATATGTTGGCAAAGGCAAGCTGTGGGCTTCGTACACTGGCGAAGATGGTAAGCAGCGTGTGCAGGTTTTTGCATAAGGGATATATATATATATAAACGTTGCGTTAGACTAAACTTGACACAATGCAACCTCTGCTCTATAATTCAGTTTTAGGAGAATACAATGGAAAAGGCAGGTTGCATCTACAAGATTACTAACACAGCAAACGCAAAAGCCTACATAGGCAAGACAGTGCAAAGTCCAGACAGGCGTTGGTATCTCCATAAATATTACGCCAAGAATGGTCACGGAGGAGCACTGTATAATGCCATTAGAAAATATGGGGAAGATAAGTTTGTGTTTGAAGTTGTAGAGTCAGACATCCCGGAGGCGTTACTTGCAGAAAAAGAGATTCACTATATCGCCACGTTTAACACTTGTATCGTAGATGGAAATGGGTACGGCTACAACATGACTAGGGGCGGTGATGGGGGAGATAGCGAGCTTTCGTACAAACTGCAAATGGACAAAGTGGCAAGCGGTACTCATCATTTTCAGGGAGAACAGGGAAGGAAGCTCCAGATGGATCGTATTGCTAACGGGACGCACAATTTCACACCTGAGAATCGTAGCGAATACCAGAAAGGTAAAAAGCTTAGTCAGGAGCACAAAGATAAAGTAGGTGCTGGTACGAAAGCAAGGGTTGAAGCCGGGACACATCCTTGGGTGGGCGGAGAGCACACCAAACGTCTAATCGAGCAAGGGCTGCACTCTTCATGCAAATGCTACACCTGCCCCTATTGCGGAGTTGAAGGAAAAGGCGGCGCTATGCGAAGATGGCATTTTGAAAATTGCAAACATAAGGAGGGAAAAGTTGAATTTGGCAATTGACTATGACGAAACCTACACACGCGACCCTCACACATGGGACAAAGTGTTGAAGGTGTTTCGTGAAGCTGGTCACAAGATTTACCTCGTAACATGGCGCAATGAGAATATGATGCCTCCTGTGTACGAAGCACTTTACGGTAAAGTGCACGGCTTCTTCGCAACCGACTTGGAAGCTAAGAAGGATTACATGGAGAAGCAGCGTATCTTTATTGATGTGTGGATTGACGATATGCCTTGGGCGATTATCAATTCTAGTGAATATAAATATGAAGGATGTTTTGAATGAACGATAAAATCGTTAAGGCGGAATGCCTCGACAAGAAATATTTGCTATACAGTGCAAAAGGTAAACTCGCACGGGTGTTTGACACTAACGGCAACGGCGATCTAATCCCTGTTGCATACGATAAGTGTCACGGCACAGACGGAGACTTCTATTTACACTTCGCGCCTCACGGAATTATCTACGCACAAGTAACTTACTAATCTTAAGGAGAAACAACAATGACCAAAACCGTTACCATCGATCAAGCAACCTTCAACACCGACGACCTGACTGGCTTCCTGCGCCGAGCAATCAATGTGCAAGCCGAAGAAGAGGCGAACAAGGAAGACTTCAAAGCTCTTGTGCAAGAAGCGGCAGATGCAACCAAGTTGGACAAGAAGATTGTTCGCAAGTTTTTCAAGGCACGCTACAAAGCCACCACGAAAGACATCGTTGCTGAAGCAGAAACTCTGGACGCACTGAGCAAAGCTGTCGACGAATAATCACAGGCGATTCAATAGCACACAGCTATTAGCACACCAGTTGGTTTGTGGCAAGCGACGTTGTCAGTGCAACATTGTCACAAGATAATTTATATGTGGTGTGCATGGTACGCAATAAATCACGCACATTTCTTGACAGCATGAGTTTCCTAAGGATATCCTTACACACATGCTGATCCAGAACAAGGATTTCCCTAGGAATCAGCCAACAAGAAGAGTTGAAAAACCACAAACCTAAGCACGTTGCATATAAGCAAATCTACCAAGGCGGGAATACTCGCCGCACATAAAAGGAAAGTACAACAATGAACGTAATCGCAACCGCACAAGTTATTCTCGCCCTGCTGCCCGTTATCAGCGACACTGTAAAGAACGTAGAAGCTGTTGTTGGTGCAGGCAACGGCCAACACAAGCTGGCTCTGGCCCTCGATATCATCAAGCCAATCTACAATGCGTCCAATCCCCCTGTCCCTTTCGACAACATTGTCTCGCATATCACGGAAGTGATTGCTGCTCTGGTTACGTTCTATAATCAGATCAAGGCATTCACCAAGTCGGCACTGCAAGCAGCCGCCTAACAAATAAAAATGCCCCAACACCAAAAGGTGAAGGGGCGAAAAGCGCAACTCTACCAAGTTGCTAAGGAAAGCGTGGGTGCCGGATAAGGACTGTCCACGCTTTTATTCTACTCGACATTTCATCGAAATGTCAATTCCTCTGATGCCTTCAAGCATCATTTGAGAGATTGTTCGTTGCTGAATTGCATCTGGCAACACTGTGCTGTCTTGCCCACTCAATGGCTCGGGCACGTACATCATCATCAATTGACGAATCAACATTTCCTCTTCCAGCATCAGGTGTGCCTTCAGCTTGCACGCGGGTTGGTTCTTCTGCGGCAGCTTGTTCATCACTTCGCACAGACGGTTCGGCTTCTCGTACGATTCCCGATGACAGGCCGTGCCCTTTGGATGTGGCAACGGTGAAGCCGACGTTTGCCAAGGCCAGCAGGCCAATACTAATATCAGCGCATGTCTGCATGTCAATTCCAAGATCATAACCGCAAGCCTTTGCAAGAGAAACAATAGCGAACAAGAACGCCGCAATGGCGTTGGCATTGATTTGATGCGTCCGCCATTTCTGTTTGTCTGCCACAGCCTGTCCGGCCTGAAACACTGCCCAAAAGGCTTTCATCTTCTCTAACATTTCAATACCTCTCTTGCTTTGTTGTACAGGGTAAGACGATCTTCCCATCCGTTCATCCCGCCATTGATAATTTTTGTAATACGTTTGTACGAGTCTTGCGTGCCAAGGTCTGCCAACTGGTTCAGGCCATGATCCGTCCACCACCACGCAGATGCCCTACACGCGTTTTCAGGCTGTTCCAGCAGTTCAGGATGCTCTAAGCAATCAATCCCTAGTGCGAGCATCACCTTGACATAGTTAGTCCTGCCTGTTACTTGGATCAACCCGCGCCCTTTGAATCTCTCACCGTCACCCGGTATTGTGTTACCAAGATCGACCCTTCCGTTGTACGCTTTACCAGAAGCAATCTCTTCCGTGTAAAGAAGCTGCCCGCTTTCATGCCCGGTCTGCCCTAAGAATGCCGCTACCCTCAAAGGGGTGTTAATCTCAAACTCTACCATAGCCGCATTCAGCGGAGCCAAGAAAACACTTGCACGATTCTTGGCATATGGCATAATAGCTGTAAGTTGTGCAAGTGCGATTTCCATTACTTGTCAGCCTTTCTATCAAGCTTCTCTTCGACCTTGTCGAAGCGCTGTCCAAGAGAGTGCCCAAGAGATTCAATAGACCTAGAGATGGTGTCAAAAGCTCTTGTCAACTCCGTCTTGGTCATGTATGTTTCAGATGTATGCAGCTTGTGATCCGCAAGTTCTTTTTCCACTTGCAACGTAGCCTCTTTAGCTTTACCTAGTTCGTTGTACATATGTCGACACCATGCTACCAGTAACAGTTGAATCAATCCGATTGCATACTTCAAAACTTCTAGTTCCATGTCATCCCTTTTCAATGAACTTCAATGTGTAGCCCAAAGAAAGGGCGCGTTGTACTACGGCGGCAGGAGTCGCTTTCTCCCCTAAATCGAGTCCGGATAACTTCCTCATACAAATGGTAAGCTCTGCGCATTCCCATTTAGGAGAACAGCCGATACGCAGCAAATCAAGCTGGCCTTCAATTGCTTCGATTTTACTGTAGTCTTCATTAAGCTTAGACATTCCGTAAGACTCTTCTTCTTGCGTCATAGGTTTGTCTGGCGTTTGGATAAGAAAGAATCCGTAATCCAGATACTTTTCTAGGGGGCTTACAGTGACACAAGGTACAACAGCTTCGATAAGATGCGGATCGCCGTTAGGAGCAACCCACACCACAGCAACATGGCTGTATTCCGATTCGCACATGATTCTTACAATATGTGATTCTATATCGGAAACACTTGCCCAAGGCTGATGGGAACATGCTATAATGTTCCCTGACTTTAAGCTGCTTCTAATTTCGGAGTATCGCATTGTTGTGCTTCCTTTAGTTTTTGAGCTTTCTTATTTTCCCAGTAGAGCTTTTTCGCTTCGGACATTTTCTTCTTTGTTTCTTCAGAGTATTTCTTGCCCTTGTGGGATTCAGACATGTTCTTGCGCCACTCTTCTGAAAACTCGGATCGCTTCTTACCGAGCTTAGATTTAGAAACCTTTTCCTTCGCAGATTGCTTGTGTTTACGGCCAGTTGATTGTTGCCTCTTCTGTTCAATCATATCAGGGTTATTTTTGTAAAACTCTATCATCCCAGCAGATATATTTTTCTTACCCTCTTCAGTGTGAGTTATACCCATCTTAGCTTCCGAGAGCCTCGCTTTACTTTCCTCAGACCAAACCATACCTGTGGTTCTTCCAGCGACAGGAGAATTGTTATATCCACACACTTTGTCACAGACGTTAAGGGTGTCAATCCAAAACTGCTCTGCGCGTAATAGGTCATCTTCTAAGTCCACCACTTGTAGTTCCCCAAAAACGAAGGCAGACTCTCCATATAAATTCCAAGCGTTTTGAAGGTGCTTGTTCTTATGATTGCCTTTGCGGAGATATGTAATATGTTGGTATCGTCTGCGAGCCATGTTGGTAGAGCACCCGACATAAGATTTACTGTTAAGAGTGTTGAATATTATGTATACCCCACGACGGCTAGTCAATTTATTATGAAACACAGACGTTAAACCTCCTCGATTTCTAATGTCGCTGCCGCGTACGAAAAATACGGAGTTTGCATCACTGGCGACGTAACAAGCTTCCCATACAACATGTGTGCAGCTTCTAGATTTGCATCTGCATTATCGGGAAACAAAGAAAGAAACACAGGATTGCTCAAACCGTTAGTCCACATAATGTTCCAGAGATGCTTCCTAGAGCTTGGCTCAATACTTGGCATGTTCAACACTTGTTTACGATGTTTTGTCCCCACATACGTGTGAAGATCGCCAGCATCCGTACGAGTGTGACTGCTTGTGTCTACAACAGTGAGCGTAGTGTTTTGAACATCAGCACCCATAGTTGGACACCAATAATCCCCAATTACAAGCTTACCTGCCTCAATATAACCTGCAAGATTACTGACATCCGTAATATCGATCACAACTTTACACACTTGAGCGGGAGTAGAAATCCACACCCTTCCATAGTTACCGCCACCATATGCAAAAGCGTTTACACCCATGCCCGCTTCACCCCAAGCCCAATTTCCAAGCGGGTCTGTAGGCACAACATTTACAACACCCGTATCAAAAATTGGTGTAGAATCAGTTGTTGCCACATAGCCCCTAACTCTTGCTGTTGCTTGCGAGGTGAGGTTGCAAAATGGAAGTGCGATTACGGCAACAGGTTCCGCAGTTGTCCAAGTTGCAGTGATAGTGGCTGTTGTGGACGTAGACCGCCACACTTGACTCTTGATTTGAGTCTTGAGATTATTTACGCCAAGACTGCCTGCTGTAGTAGATGCAGAAAGTGTTGCTCTGTCAGCAGCGTTATCATATACAATACGAATGTTTGACATGCTGTTCCTTATACAGGTTTAACTCGGACGTTGGCTCTGCCATCAGGAAGAATGTTCTGAACAATACCAACTGCTTTTCTATATTGGGTAAACGTGATGTCTTCATCATTAACTAGAGTACCGTTGATGCCTTCGCCGTCTTGTATAGGGATGACATATTGACCCGGTGTGGCGCCGGTAATGTTCACCGGAACTTGTCCACAGTAGGCGATACGATCTACCTTCTGACGGGCTGCTTCTAGGGCTGTGTTGAAATCAACAAGTGCGGATTGATATGCTGGCATCGTCACAGTGTCAAACTCGTTCCGAGCATTTTCAACTAAAGAATCGTACTCAGCTTGAGAAGCTTCAATTTCCTCCTGCGTAGCATCGTCGTTAAGCTGATCACGTTCAGGAGTAACGAATACAGGTTCCTGAGGACGAGACAGGCCGATAGCTTCCTTATTTCCCCACGTATCACCCCCTACATATGACGGATCGGTTGATTTGATCAGGAACGACACGGCGTTGGCCCATTTGTCAGTCAATTTGCCATCGGCATCGACCCCGACAATCTGACCTTTGTCGATCACTCCACACGCTTCTGCCTTGGTCATGTATTCGGCGTAGTCGTTGCCCGAGGCTGCGTTTGTACCAGATGAACGAAGTGAGTACCCAGTCACACCATCCTTACCCAGTTTCACGGCGGAATTGCCAGCATTAGCTCCACTTGATCCCGATGTCGTCGAGTAAACTTGTAAGATCGGCCCGGCACTATTGTTCTGCACAGTGAGTGTAGGGTTACCCTGATCGGCAGTTGAGTTCTTCTGGAAGATGTGCCCGGTTCCGCTCGTCACACCGGCCAACACGTTTCCGTTACCATCAATGCGCATTCGCTCTTGGGTGTTTGTACCTATGGTGAAAAAAGCATGCCCATAGAATTGGCCGCTACCATCTGATGCTCCGTACATGTACGCAGCTTGTCCTCCAGAAGTTGTACATGCAACGATTGCTCCTCCTGTTGTCCCATCAACTTCGATAACATGCCGGTTCGCCGCGTTCCACAGCGGAGATGTTTTACCTACCAAGAAATTACCACTGGTATCGATACGTACTCGCTCAGTGCCATTTGTGCCGATGACAACATGCGCATTGGCGCGGTTCCAAAGATACCCAACTGACGCTTGGTCCTGCCCGTACAACATGCTGGTGGTACCAATAACATTGTTGTTTGCACCCATTTCTATGTATGCCACTGCCCCAGTACCATTACGTATAGATGGAGACCCTGTGAAAGATGGCGATGCTAAAGGCGCTGCCGCGATGTTAGCCCTTGCGTTCGCCTGCTGCGTTGTTGTAAGACCCTGTGTATTCGTGTCTGTGTGTACCACATTAGCCAAGGTGGAAGCTGCTGCTGCTGCGGAGGCTGCGGCACTTGTTGCACTGGCAGTGGCGATATCATCCATCAAATTAAGCTGAACGATATAATCTTTTTGTCCGTAATAAAAACGTGTTGACATATGTTTTATTCCTGCATTTAATATTAATATGAATTATAGCATTGCAACAGTATTACGTCAAAATTACCAACTTATGGCAGCAACTTCTTCTGCTGTGGATGCTTCAGCCAATTCTTGTTTCAACTGTTGGGCTTTTGCGAAATTGGCTTGGCCTTGATCTACCATTGCCCCATAAAACGCTTTCCAATCGTCTAGAGAGTTAATTGGCACATACGTGTTGTCAACAGCCTTCCACGCACCGGGCCAACCTCCTCTGAAGCTTCCTGTAAGAGTGACATAACCGTTAACCGCATCAATGTCACCCCTACTGAGAGTGTCGCAAGAGATTTGTTTTCCTTGGTATGTAAAAAAGCTTAGATTCGCAAGCAGCCTCGCAGCATTTATTTCTGCGTTTTTAGCGATCCTCAACTCTTCCAACGAAGTAGTTACTTCCCAATAATAAGAAGACTCCCCCTCCAACCACTTAAGAACATGTTTGTCCGAAGGTGCTTGCGGAAAATGTTGTACCGGTTCTGACATAGGATACACGTCGTACCCCTCTCGTGTAGGTAATTCATCACTCGCCGCGAATCCCTCAACAACTCGGGTGTTCTTGATAATAAATGCATATTGTGTCATGGGTTATACGTTCCGTGTGTTACAGAGTGTGAGCGGTATGCTGTGGCGGTTCTGCCATCTGTAAAGGTTACAGTACATGTAATAGTTGCATCAAGCCGGTTGTTTGTTGCATTACCTTGGAAATAAGCGGTATCCGTGTTTTGACCCCCACTAATGCTGTAGGAGGCACTGATTGACCCTTCGGGATACCAAGAAACGGACCAAGTGTAGGATTGTGGAGTCCCGCCGCTTGTATTTACTGTAAGCCCACCGTACCCAACAAGCCCGTTGGAAACTGTCGTGTAAAGTGTTCCTGATGTGGTTGCGGTAAGTTGGACAAACACAGGGCTATTAATATACAGGTTGGTGCCGTCCCACAGCAAACTTGAACCACCTGCTTGACCGATACTTAACACAGGAGTGCTACCACTGTAACCTAAGAAAAAACCTGTGCCAGAATTGTACGCAGTTTGTCCTGATTTAAAAGAACCACCAGAGGCGAGTGTAACCCCCCCAAATGAACCTGTTACCGCACTTAGCGAGCCTGCAAATGTTCCTGTGGCTGCACTCAAAGTGCCAGAGAACGACGCACTGCCTGTCGTCGCGTCAAGCGAGAACGTGTTCGTGCCACTACTGTTGTAAGCCGCAATACCGTTCTTGTTCATCACGACACCATAACCACCCGTGCGGTTGCCCGTAGTGGCGTCATATGTCAGCGTACCTGCTGTAAAACCTGCACCACCAGACAACACATTGACTGTGTTATTGCGCATGCGGAAATTCAAACCAGTTGTACCATCGTTGACAGCATTTGTCGCGCTTGCCACTGTATCGGCTGACACGCTACCTACATTTGTGCCGGACGGGGCACCTACCGTAGCATTGTCTGCGGGCTTTGCAGAGCCCCCCACATAAGACCAGTTAAGTTGCCCACCTACGGCAAGAACCGTAGTTCCACTAGAATCTTTAAGTGTCCATGATTTAGCAATCATGTTACCGCTGCTGTCTACCGACCAATTACCGCTAGCATCTGAAACTGTGCCGCTTACGGTTAAATCACCTGTATTAACTGTAATAGCAGACAGATTTCCCACTTTCAACGACGACCAATAAGGGATGGACCAAGTCACAAGATTAGTGGTTGGATCGTAAATGCCATCGGATTGATAAAGGTATTGTCCTGTCGAGAGTGAGGGTACAGTAGCAGACCACGTTCCAGTGATGCCCCCACTGTTCGTGGCAGGAAGACTGGTTTTACCTGTTGTCTGTGATGGCGCTGTACTCGTTGCCCCTGTAGACGACGCGCAATACGCCGTAACATATGATGCGCCTGAAACTCCTGCCGCGCCATTAGAACCAGACGAGCCTACAGCGATAATTGCGCTTGATGTCCAGTTAATTGTTGTTTGAGTAGCTGTGGCAGAGTCCGTAACATACACCCTAGCAGCCCACAGCGTTATTCCTTGAGAAGGGGCTGTACCGGGAGTCGCTGTCCAACCCGAAGGAACAGACCCTAATGCACCACTGCTCCATGTATAGGTCGTGGTTCCAGCAGGTGCAGACGGAATCGACGCTGCCCATTGATTCACTAAAACAGTTGCGGATTGTACCCCACTTACCCCGTTAGCCCCGTTCTGTGTCCAAGCTTGTACAGATGCCGAAGAATAAGAAACTACCGTCGATACTGTTCCAGCTACAGCTGTAATCTGGACCGTCGCAACATATAGCTTGAGTGTGGGCGTACCCGGATTACTCGGAACGGAAACGCTCCAACCATCTGCTCCATTATAAGTACTATTTACTCCTGTGGCCCAAGTGTACCCAGACGTTCCAGACGGAGTGGAAGGTGTAGATGCACTCCATTGGTACAGAAACACAGTAGCGTACTGATTCCCACTGGTGCCGGACGAACCGGGAGTACCGTCAGTCACTTTTCCAATTACAACGTTACTGGAGAACGCTTGCCCATTTACAGTGATGGATGCCGTAACAGTACAGGAAGCTCCGGTAAGGCTGGAATAAGCCAGCGTTGCTGTGTTATCATGGTTGTCTGTGACTGTGGCCCCAGTTGCAGTGAATGCGACGGTGCCAGAAATTCCAATAAGATTGGCCTTGACAGTAATGGTTGTTGGTAGGGCATTCCCACTTGTGTCCACTTTAAATCCTGCGGGAGCATTTGTCTGTAGCAGGATTCCTGCGTTGAGAGGATTCAACGCCCTCTGGCTGCTACCAAGCAGCAAAACATCTCTGTCTCCAATTACTGTTGCCATCTATTATCCTTAAATTAAAATTTGTACAGTGACAGTGCCCTTGAACCAATTTGGCGAAAGAGATACAATCGTTCCAGTTTTACCTCCAGATAGCCCAAATCTAGGGTGTGTCAATGTGGCTGCACAGCCCAACGACAACGATCCAATCAAGTCGGCTGTACCTTCAAATTGAAACACTGTACGAGGCACACTCCAAAGAGCTACACGCCTGTTGGCTTCTGCATCAGCATCCGTACGACGCTTAAGCATTGTGTCTGTTTGAGGGGGTGCATCGTTAAGCTTGTAGTCTGCTTTGGCTTGCAGGTTTGTAGAAGTAGAAGTCAGCCATTCTGTTGCGAACATGCTTTTATGTGCTTCTGGAATACCTGTAAGAAGATTATCCTGCACAGTCCAGTTTTTGTCAAATCCCAGCATGACAGCAGCTTTAACAAATGGGCGATCACTAATCTGTAATGACTTCTCAATGATCTGAGAAGGTCCAATTTGAACAGCAGTTCCATATCCCGGCACACTTACTTGGATAAGCTGTAGAAGACCTGCACGAGACATAACAACCCTTGCATCAACACTTGCAGCAATATCCTGACAGAGAGTAAGAAGATTTGTATTACCATCTGCAAATACGCCAATGGGTTGCGGGCATGCCGTGTCAAATTGGGCAAGATTCGTTGCGTCTAAATCCGCGCTTGTGAATCTTGAAGAAGAGTTTCCATACCCTGTAACAAGGCGCTGGATTACCTTTGAAATGGTGTTTACATACGTGCCATTTTTATCTCCCTGCACAGAGGTTGTAATCTCTCCTGCGGAAGCCTGATTCAGCGTGAAAGTTCCTGTGGCGTTATCGACGGTTACGCTTACAGGTTGACCATTATCTCTAACCTCAAGGATTCCCTCAATTGGTCCATTGTGGACTTGATACTTAAGAGTGGCTGCATCTGCAAGTTGTGGAGATACGTTATGTGCTTCACCAAACGTTAAACTGACAACGTTATCCTTGTTAGTGCCTGTTCCTCCAATCTTTGCATCCGTGACAGGGGAATTAAGTTGTTGAAGCTTATCCCTAATAGTTAGAGTGAAGGCGTCTCGTGAATTACTTACAAGAGTGGCTACAACCCCGTTAAAAATCAACTGGAAATCGGACCTTGCCCAAGTAGGATCACCTATCCAAGCTTTAATACTACGGTTATCCCAGATGTCGTCCAACCAACCATCCCGTTCGCCATTGTAATTTGCAATATCAATGTCACCCCCAGACATACCCCCTGTACCTGCAATGTCCAGCACTTCTGTGTATTGGATTCCTCCAACAACAATAGGATCATAATACTGGTTAGCAGGGGTGTCTGTTGCTGATGTAACATAAGGTCTTGTAGAGAGATAGCGGGTAATTTCTTGCCCGCCACTCTTCACATTCACTTCAACAATTACAATTCGTGGAACGGTAGGATTACTAAGCCAAGCAGTAAAATCTACCATTTAATACCTTTCTTATCTATCAACTACTTCGTACAGTTTTCCGGATTTTTTCAAGAGTGATACAGCGGCGTTAATACCTTCGCTAATGGTACTTGCAGCAGCCTGTTGCCCATCGTAGTTTGCGGCAGCCACATTGTTAAGAGCAGCACTGTTGTTCTCATCACTCTTTTGAACCGTACCAACAAGTTGATTAAGTGCAGCCAATAACTCATTGTTTGTAGACGTGCTGCTTGTCGCCGTAGTTGCTGGAGACGTTCCACTAACAAGATTGTTCAAGCTGTTGAGAATGTCTGTAGCAGTCCCATTCAGCGTGTTCAAACTAGTCAACTGGTCTGTCATTGTATCCAACTGTTTTTGAGCATCGGACACGCCGTTATCAGCAAAATCCTGAACCTTGGCCAACTCATCTTCAACCTTTTGGAACACAGCAGTGTAGGCATCGCCACTTGCATACATCGTACGAGCAGCATCCAAATACGATTGAGCAATATCAGTAACATTGCCTTGAGCAGTTGCATCACCTGCCATAGCCTTCTTGATTGTTGTCTCAAACTGGCTTGCAGCAGCAGCGAGTTGTTGTTGCGGAGTCAGCGGAGAAGATGTACTCAATACCAACCCGTCTCGGAATTTCCTGATGTTGTCGGAGAATTGCTTAAGCTTATCGATTACACTTTGTATAGAATTCTTTGTGTTTTCGTTTGTCTTCGCAATACCATCAATAGCAGTCCCAAACGTAGGAGCAAGCGTCATTAGCTTATTGAACAAGGCTACGCCAGAATCAGAAGTCAGATCAAGGCTGTCAACAACCAACTTGAAATCTTCTTTCGTTTTGATACTGGAAAGCCCCATCGAAGCTAAGGAGTCCTGCACCGACTTAATCACAGGGACAAGCTTTTCGCTGTCAGTGTAGATGGAGTCTTCGTACGTCTTGACGGCTTTAGTAAGTGCGTCAGAACTACCAAAGCTTTCAACCAATTTTTCTGCTTGCGCAATACCCGCAGCAGCGGTTGGTATCGTCCTGCCAAGTACCTTGAATACGTCATTCACTTGCATCAAATCATTGGCAATACGAACAACAGTCTCCATTAACCCTTCGCCAACTCTCTGATACTTCTGAAGGTCGGAAAATGCGTATTGAGCCATTTGGTCGCCCAGCTTTGAGAACACGTTTTGCAACGTTTTTTGAATCTCGTCGCCAGTCATACCTTTGAAGCTTACATTACCAACGTCAATAACGAAGTTTTTCAGTTTATTATTGAAGGCGTCACTGTCCATACCAAGGCCCTTAGCAGCCACTTTCAATGTATCGGACATGCTTAGAATAACTTTAGCAAACTGATCGTTCGTATCAGCCCCAAGAGACGACAACTGAGTGTTGTGCTTATCACTGCGGAACCAACCGCCTGACGTTGTGATATTCGCGTAAGATTTAGCGTCAATCCCATTTGCCATCACATTACCAAGACTTGTCTTGGTAATCGTAAATCCTGAGTCGTCCAAAGATTGCTTGCCGCCAAATACTGACGTAGCAATTTTTCCAACAACATTGTTTAGCACAGGCATCTTAGCTACAAGAGTACCAATCGGCCCTGCAACCATAGAGATTATTCCAAGAGCAAAGTTCGTTGCTGCACCGTTGTTTGTGTTTAGGTTTACACTTGGATTTGAGATGTTTGTAGACTTTACAATCTCTGCTGCAAAATTACTGATGTTGTTGTTCAACTGCTGCAAAGCTGTGAGCATATCGTTCTGCACCACCAACCCAAGTCCAGAATTCTTCTCAGCAATCTTCAACGAATTTGCAATCGAATTACTCTTTTCACCGACAAGAACAACCTTAGTGCCATCTGTAATCGTCGGAGAGCCAAGCACCGTTCCAGTGCCTTGAATCTTTTGTTGATCCGCAGAAGAGAAACTTCCGCCACCTCCACCAAACGAGCCAGAAATAGCGACGCCCAACCCCGCAACGATTGCAGCCATTGCTGCCATACGCGCAAATGCCGAGTACGGATCACCAGAACCTTGTGTAAGGATTGCGTTGACGCCTTTGATGACGCTCAGCGCAACTTCCGCAGTGTGGAGCACTTGAGCGGCTTTAGTCATCGCTTGATAGCCTGTAGAGCCTTTCTCAAAGAACATGCTCGCGGCATCAGCCATACCCCCATACATACCTACTTCATTCTGAGCACGTTGGATGTTAATATCTTTAAGCTGTTTTGATTTCTCAATTTCGCTCAACGATTTGTTTTCTCCAATCACACGAGCTTTGTCTGTCAGGCTAATTGCATCAGCTTGTCCTTCTGCGAACGCTTTGAACATCTTGCCAGCGGCTGCTCCAGAGTTACCAAATGCTGTTGTCAACGACTTCTCAATCTCACTTCCGATGTCCTTCCACATACGAGTTTGTTCTGTGGCGATTTTCGTAAGGGCAGAGGAACGTCCAAGAGCAGCGTTGTTTTGCTTGTCGTTCTTCTCTTTTGCTTGCTCAGAAGCTTGCAGCTTTTTGCGTGCGGCAATCTGTTCGTCAATCTGGTTGATACGACGCTGATTGACAATCGTGTACATCGCATCCATATCAAGAAGATTGGCTTTCTCCGCTTCCAGAGAGTCAATCAAAGATTGTTCGACTTCACTCGCCATTTCTTTCTGATGAACACCAGCAGCTTTCACAGCATCAGGCAAACGGTTGTATGCCTCAACTTGCGCATCAACTGTTGCAGTTTGCTTTTCAATCTGCTTGAGGATATTGTCTTGCTCTTTTTGTTGCTTAACCTGTTCCAAAGCAGCGTTGACATCTGGTACAAGGTCGTTCATTTGCTGTTTTAGTTTAATGTCGCTTTGAACTCGACCAAGCTGTTTTTCGATATTCTCTTTTTTACTTGCAGCGTCCTTCATCAATCGAATATCGTTAGAATGGAAAGCCTCAATAGCTTTTTTTGCAGCTTCAAGGTGGGCTTCTTCCAGCTTTAACTCGGCATCAAGAATACTTTCTTTTTCGACTTGAGCTTCCTCATCAGATTTAAGTCCAAACTTGTTGGTGTAATCAATCAGTTTAATACGATTGTCCATCACGCGCTTCTGGACTTCGTATGTGTTATTCAAGGCGTTAAGATCGGCATCTAAGCCGGACAAACCTTCTGTGTGCGGCTTTGGTTGTTTCTTTGAGTAGTAGTCAGTGATGAGCTTGTTTCGTTTTGCGATAGCTTCGTCTGTGAATCGTGCTTCAGCTTGTTCCGCTGCCGCGCGAACATTAGCGTCCTCAGAAAGCTTATTATGAGCAATGGCTTGTTTTGCAAGCTCATCGTTCACCTTTTGCTCTGCAAGAGCTTGTGCAAGTGCAGATTCCTTAGAAACTTGACGCTCTACAGCCATTGTACGAGCAATAGCGTGCATACCTGCTGTTTGTTCTTGTTGCTCTTTGCCTTTATTGATCGCCTCCGCATCCGCTTTATTCTTTTCAATAACAGCGGCAGTCAGTGCTTGCACAATCCTCATACGAGATTCGTCAAACTGCTTTTGTGCACCGCCCCCTTGATCCCTACCAGAGAACCATGCTGGACGAGAATCCATCGTCTCAAGGATGCCCTTCAGTCGCTCAATCGTATCCGAAGCTGTTGCTTTCTTTCCTATGCCAAGCATAGCATCCCAAGCAGAGCCAGCAGCTTCTTTTATATCCATCCAGATTGTTTGGATGGTGCCCAAATTACCTTTAATCTCCTCTGCCCGCTCTTTCAATTTTCTGGCATAAGCTTCTTCAGCCATGTTGATAGCCTCTTGAGCTTCACCCTGCTTTTCCAGCATAGAAATCTGCTCAAACTGAGATGCTGTCAAAAAGTGGTACTGATCGTTAAGTTTCAGTACGTGTTGGGAGATTTGATCCGTGGAACGCTTTGTAGATGTCACAGCCAACGTTGCCATATTTTCAAATTGATGAACCATGTCATCTGTGGACTTACCTGTAACGTGTGCAACTTCTGTGATGGCTGGGGCGATGAAAGCAATCTGCTCAGCAGTGAACCTTCCAGACTCTGCAAGTTGCAACACAACCTTCTTTGCATCTCCAATACTGCCCGCAGAGCGACCGATATCAACAGCCATTTTGTTCAGGCTGTCTCCTGTTACACCTGCATAGTTCCCTGTCAAGATTAGAGCGTTGTTAAAGTGCTTCTGTTCACTCGCCCCTTTGTAAAAAGCTACACCAAGAGCAGCAATAACTGCAATAACTGCTGTAACACCTGTCGCAAATAATCCAAAGCTCATGCCAAGCGAATTTGCAGCAGACGCCCCTTTCTCAAGCAAGCTGGGGAGAAAATTGATGCGCTCACCAAGCACGATAAGAGAGCCACCAAACCGTTGAAATTGACCTTGGCTAAGCTCGTGACCCAACACCATCAATTCTCGTGCAGAACCTGCTGTCAGAAGGTTAAAGCTTTCGTGTGGACCTTTTGTATTCCTGATTGTATTAATGTAACTGTTGATCTGCTTTTCACTGTCAGAACCGGCTTTCATCAAACCTAGTTGTGCTGCTTGCGTTCGCGTCAATTCGGCTTGATAGTCACGAAGTTTTTGACCGTGCAGGCCAGTTGCTTCAGCCTGCCGCTTAAGAGAGTTAATAAATGCTTCTGCTGTTTGCGCACGACTCGCGTTTTCTTTTTGTTCAGCAGCTTCAGCAGCAGCCAAACGTTCAGTTTCTTGACGCAAAGCCCTCTGCGCATCAGCAAGCTTCTTAGCATCTTCAGATGCCTGTGCTTTAGCTTTATTTGCATAAAACTTATCAGCATCAGCAGCAAGCTTTTTCTCCGAAGCGTAGTATTCGTCAGCAGCTTTGGCAAGGGCTTTCCACTCAGCCTCTTCTTGCTTCATGGCTTGAATCTTAGCAGCATTCTCTTGCTTTTTATCGAATGCAGCATTCATGCGGTTAGCCATCTCTTGTTGAGCAGCATACCAAGCTTGTGCAGCCTCCATCTGCTGCTGTTGCTTGGCTCGGATATCAGCACTTTCTTTCTCACGCATTGCTGCACGATCTGCTTGACTCTGTTGGATGATTGCCGACAGTTTATCAGCAAGAGCCATTCCTTCAAACAACTCTTGTTGCGAAGCCAAAGCAGCCTGCATGGCTTTGTTCTGGTAGAACGTATTAGACTTCTCCGTCATCATGTCGATGATGGCATTGTAGGCAGAGGCAGCTTCTTGGGCTGCATCCACTTGTGCTTTGGCAGAGGCTTTCGCCCCTGATCCAATGTTAGATGTTTTCTTCTCAGCTTTCTCGCCAGCAGCAGCAAGATCGTTGAGGGCTTTTGTGGCATCGGTTATGCCTTCGCTGATAACGCGGACGGTCAACGAGGATGCTTCAAGACTCATTGGTATTCCCTCTCAAAAGACGCATTTGCTCCCTGAATTGCAAAGCTTGTGCGATGTGGTCAATCTCATCTTCCTCCTTCTCTGCAACATACGGAGCAGGGCGTTGAGGGTCTGTTGCTTTATGAGACTCGGCACAATAAGCTTCAGACATTTTCTTAAGCAGTTCTTTTTCGTAGAGCATTAAGTCTAGTTCATTGACCTCAATAAAAGCCTTAATCTCTTGCCAACTCAAAGGTATTAATCCAAATCCAGATTGAGTGCACTGTCCAGAATTGAAAAAAAGTCCAAGCAGATAAGTCCACTGCTCCGGGACTTCCGGTAATTGGACCTCCACTTGGACTTTGATTAGATTGCCTTCATCGTCACGCTCACCCAAAGAATTACCTTGGGCATGCTCAATGCGACTTTTCTTGGACTTTTCTGGCACGGCCCCTAGCCAAGCCAGTTGCCGCACATAGAGAATAAGAGAACTGCTTAGCGCTTCAAAAAAGCTTCTGTGTCTCCAACCAGTTCATTTGCTTGATCTTTGATCCAATCCAGATGCGGATCGGAATAAATCTTACGGAACATTTCAGGAGTGTTTACTGGCTCACCATCCAGAGTCATGTTATCAATTTTAACCGAAAGAGCAACGAGAAAGTCAACACTCTGTTCGCGGATTTCTTCAGGGGATGCGTCCCGCTTACCACGCTTGGCAGCTTTCTTCATCATTGCATCAACAGCACGGCGGTGAGCAGCGCTTGCAGTGCCTCGCATAGTAATAGTAACCGGCTTCGATTCAGGGTCTTCGCCCGCTGCAACAGGTGCAAAAAGGGGCATATCGTTACCCGGATCGCGCAGTTGCGCAGTAGCTTCTTCTTCAAGTGCCAGTTTTTTCAGTTCAAAAGTCATGGTAGAGTTCCTTAAGATTATTAAAAATTAGAGCTATGTTGCTCTTAGTGTTATGCAGCTTGTGCTGCGGTTTGTGATGCTATTAATTCTTCGATGAGGGCTAGGAGTGTTGGGATGTCTACGTCGTAGAAGCACTCGGTGCTGCCATCAAATTTAAAATCAGGTTTCCTGTAGGTTAAAGACAATTCTTGCAAAAGAACAGTTTCTATATAATCGGCTGTTGCACCAACTTGAAATTCTTGTTGCCACAACACGCTAAACCTCTTGCCGAAAGATCGTGAAACTTTAGTGCAGCGATGCTCAGGTTTGTTATTTGTAATACCCACTTTAGTGATGTTGTCACACTGCAAGATGTACAGAAAACCTTTTGCGTTTCGGTTATAACCTGTCTTAGCACAATGTGGGCAACCCCTACCTCTAAGATGGTTATTCGGAGTAACATAGAAGTCTCCATGTTCCATGCATGTAACCGTAACGTTTTCACGAGCGCCCTTGTATTCCACTTTGTCGTAGGAATAATTGCGATTCCTGTGTTTGTACACAAGCTTTGCTGCTACAATGAACTTCTTAGCAGCATTCCTCTGTTTGACAATCGGCCGCGATTCCTTAGCACAGTCTCTACACCCTTTGCCTACTATGTGATTCGCCGCACGTTGTTGGAACGCACCATGCTTAGGGCAGATAATCGTCAAGACCGAGAATTGGTTTCTATACTCTAAAAGAGAGTAGTCGTAGAAGTAGTTATGCAGATTGCTACAAATTTCTTTGTATTCTTGTGTTGTAAATGATTTACTCATAAAGCCTTTCTTAAATGCTCTTGTAAGAACTCTTAAGAAAGTGCTTTACCGACACTTTCTTGATACTTAGGTGTTACGAACCAGAGACCGTGATAACCGGAGAATCCAGTTCAATTTCAATATTGCTTTGCAGAATCTGGTCTGCGTTACCTACGTTGGTCTGAATCGACGTGCAGAGGCCAGTGAAGTAATCCGTATCACCCAGTGCAGTAGGCAGAACGACTTTAAACGAACCCGAAGCACGTGCAGCAAACGCTGTTTTCAGTGCAGTGATGTCTGCTCCAGTGTGACGTGCAGCGGTGATCGACATCGTGCCGTAATCCACCGAACCAGCACGCTTAACAACAGTAGCAGTGTCAATAGGGATATGCTTTTGAACCGAAGTCTTGCCGCCGTACGTACCAAGCGACGAAACTTCGCCAATCAGAACCCAGCCAGTAACAGCGGTATAACCAGTGTTATCGAACGTGGCAGGCAGTGTGGGCGAAAAGTACAGCTTTGTGGTGGCCGAAGTAATAGCCGAAGAACCGCTCATATTGTATTTCCTTTAAAATTAAGTTATCTTTTGCAAAAGATGCTTGTTATACGGCTTCTAACCGTATTCTTGTTGTGAGCTAGAAGCCCTTAAAACTCTTGTCTATATTGCACTCTAACCGCAGCAACCCTAAACGCCGCATCCGTCATAGGAGGACTAATATTCGCCGGTTGCTCTACGCTGAACGTGTTGTACAGTGACTTGTCATACACTGGAAAGAGTGCAGCAATTTCACTTGTAAGCGTATCAAGTTGTTTCATTCCCTTACCATCCGGCACATAAACCATGATTTGGAAGGAGCCGTAGACTCGTTGCCTTTCAGCATCCACTGTAGCATTTGTAACAGCGTTACTGAGAAACACAACTTGCAGATACGGAGAGCTTGTAGGCTTGTTGAAAGCTACACCTTCGTACGCGACAGGGATCGCAGGACTTTGTGCAGAAGCGAATGCTGCGATAGCACTCTCTACTTCTTGTCTAATATTCATAGCTGCCCCTTAATGAAAGCAAACGTTGTAGCCACCGGAGCGTAGAATCGCCTCATGCCTGTCCAAGTCCAACCACTAATCGGGTCTTTACCAGCAGGCCACCCAAGGTATTCCACCCTCTGAGCGTAATTAAGATTGTTAGACAGAGTTACGAAGCCATCCTTTTGAAAGAACGCCGTACTTGGCTTAATGATGCTTTCGACCCTTGCCAAGCTGTCGCTTCCGTTGCTTGTCGCTCCAGTGATGGACGTGTCGAAACCGTTAACAGCAGGGAACCAGTTGGCAACAAAGTGCCCTGCTACGTATGGTCCATCACCAACGTGAGGGGAGTTATTTACGATGCGGGTGAAGAGGTTGTAGGCAACAGCATTAATCTTAAAGTTAACTTCTGTCTGCACTCTTGTTATGTTTTGTTTGAGAGAATCCGTGAAGCTTCCCATACACCTCCCTTACAGAAAAGAATTATAGCACCGGTACAGTATCTTGTCAATTTTACGACATCTTAACCACGTAAGAGCCAGAGAGAATACTTTCAGAATAATCTTTCGCTCTTACGGATATATCGTAGGAATAGAAGCCAATCGGTAATAGTCCCACCTTGAAAGAAACCACACCTTTGATGTCAGAGTTGATCTTTCCTTTAACTTCCACAGACAGTTTGTCAGAATTAGAAATTGAAATAAAGATCGCCATTCCTGTGATGTCTGCTGGCATATTGGTGACTGCGTCAAACACAGAAAACACATCTTGCCCTTCCGTCTCAAATGTACGCACCAATTGTTTTTTCACAGAGCCGTACGGCACAGCACGAAGCTGTACCTTTGGCTTTGCCGCAAATGTTACGTCGTCCCTGCTAAGGGATTCGTTTATTACGTGCACAGTACATGAGTTCATCATTCATCCGCAATATCTATATAGACAGTACGTTCGTCTGTCCGCTGTGGAGTTGTAAGAGTTTTGATTTTGCATGAAACCGTAGCAGCGCTGCCGGGAGTTCCCCCGGAAACAAACACTGTCACAACAGTCCCGTCAGAAAAGCTACCAACACTACTTACTCCATTTACGGTAAAAGTAACGTCAGAAATCGTAACGGAACCAATGTCATCAAGCCACGATGTCCAGTCGAAAGAAATATCGATAACTGCATCAGGGTCTTTCAGCCCACGAGGTTTTTTAGGATCGTTAAGATTCCACCACTTACCTCCTGTGAATAATGGAGATGTGGCTTGGACATTAATAGTTCTTGCAAGACTTGGTGTAAACATTGGTGCCACCTGTGCTGAGGTTAGTTGTGCAACCACTGAAGCTACAGATGTAAGTGGTGCTACAAAATATGTTGTATTAGAAATAGCAGCCGTTAAATTTGGTGCTGACTGAAGATTAGCCTGCAACCTAATTGCTGTAGTTAAGTTTGATACAACACTCTGGGCACATACTATATTGCACGACAATTGTGCACTGCCTCCAGCCAATGTGGCAGTTAGCAGCGAGGTTGAAACAAAGGCTGCAAGAAGGTTGATAGCTGTTGTAAGTGTAGAGGAAGTGGAGGATGAACCTGAAATAGAACACGCCAAGGAAGCACCGCCTTGCGAAGTAGCTTCCATTCCTACAGCATTCATACCTACCGCATTATAGGATAGCATTTTTCCTCCTTAATCTACTTTGATCGCATCAGGGGTTGGAAGCAGCGGTAACCCAACATATACATCTGCGCCCGTTGCGTTGGTCGGATATGAGAAATTGTCATAAATCAGATTACTCACATCTGGTGCGTAACTGTTACGAGTACCAGCTTTCCCTCCGCAATGTTTGACATAGAACGTACCTGTAGCCGGATTACCTCCCGCATCTGTCACCGTAAGAACGATAGAATTTGGTTGTTGAATAGCCACACTTTGTACGATAAGGTCTGTACCAGAAAAATCAGCTGATGTGTTAGCGAACCATCCCGTGATTGGAGACCCTGAGTTTTTAGCAGCAAGGGCAGTTCCCCCATCGTGGGATACCGTCAACGTGACAGTTCCTCCGCTTCTTACAACACTTCCAGATAATTTCGGACCACGGGCACCATAAGGTACACCAGTAGGGTTCAACACATTCATACACGCTTGAGCCATACGGTATAGGCCAATGCGCTGCACCTCGTCTACAAAGTGCAAGCCGGGGTTTCCGCTAGCGTCGTTTGGAGGGGCCATGTCAATACAATTCCACCCAACTCGAATGTCAGCACCCATCGCAACAAGGTCTGGATCAGCAATCAGATCCAAAACAGCCCCGCGCAGTATTTCCATATGTGCTGGACTCCCAACACCCATGATTGCATACAGGAACGTCAGCTTACTTGCAGGGCGTCCGAATTTCGCCACTTGCGCGATATGTGCAAGAGTAAACCGTTTAAGTTCAGCAGTGCGTTGCGCGCGTGTTGTGGTGAACCAATCAAGTGTCTCGCCCTGATGCCAGAGGACGATACGGTAATCTCCATTAGCGAGAATTGGCCCAGTAGGAGTCGAAAAACCAATAGCACCACTGGTGACACCACTCTGTGCCAACATCGCGATATTATTGTTGTTGTCGATAAACTGGCCCATTGCCGTGCCGTTCCTCGCCCATGGATTGATCGCTGCACCGGCCTTGCGGCCAAATTTCTGTGTCAACGTGTTGCCAACAAATCGCAGCAATGCGAGCGTACCTTGTTCATAGGCATACCAGCTTCCTAAGGAATAGGCGTTGGTACCACCCGCCACGAAACCCTGCATCGTAAAAAGGCCACCAGTTTTATTGGCGAGGAAATATGTGGTCTCATTCTGTGCGGTTCCCGGCACATTCGGCGGGGTATATGTCCCACTGCTTCCACCATTAAGAAGGCCAACCATATTAGACTGGCCCCATGGAAGGATCATAGGGCCGACCATGAAGTCGGCGGTGTCTACACTCTTAATAGCGTCATTAGTACCTACACGGACTTGACGTTTGTAAGTTCCAACAGGAACGTTGCGAAGGAAACCTAAACCGGTACTTCCGTTGACGGTCACAGACTGGGTAATATCAGTCCAGTCGAAACCACTCACAACTGTGCCGGTAGAATCAACCAAACGAGCTTGTACCGAAGTCGGTTGACCACCAGCGAACGTAAAGATAACTGGTACATCTGCTGCCGTATCGTTGCTCGCGGCTGTCGGTTGGATTACGAAGGTGCCAGTGTATTGACCTGTCTGTGCCACCTGAAACGGTGTCATCGTAATAGCAGTAGTGGGCATTGCTACTGCACTCACTTGAAGCGGCTTACCACCTAACAACAGAAGCTTGCCGCTTGCGCCCAAAATAAATTGGGTAGCCATTACGAGATAACCCAGACAACTGGCGTTCCGGTATTGTCATCAAACGCTTTAGATGATCCATCCGAGAACATAATCCACAGGATGTAGTTGCCCGCCGTACCGTAAGCGTTGAACGAGTTGGCAGGCCAGAACGTACCAAAATACTGACTAGACGCATCACCCCAGCTACCGTAGCGTCCAGCGCCTTGGATAGTCGTAGCATTTCCGTTCGCGTTGTTGCCGTTACCAGAGTTAGCCAGAACTGCCAAATCCCCAAATGCGGATGGGCAGGCATTTCCTTGTTTACCCCACACAAATCTGACATCGGAAGCATTCGCTACAGCACCTGCACTAGCCGATACCGTACTAGTACGGATATTAATTCGTGGTGTAACAGAGCCACAATAGCTGTTAGGCGGTGTGCCTCCAAAGGTGCCAGCTGCGAACGACCCTGTGCCGCTGTTCGTTGAAGTCAGCAAATACTGACTTGCCATTGTTGTTCCCGCGTTCGGAGTTGTTGTGTAAATATTCTTCGTAAGAGATGCTGTATTGTTCGCGGCATCAACAAACACAAAGTACACGTAATATGTAGAAACAGGATTCAAACCACTAAATGTGAATGCTTGCCCGCCTGCTGCATTATTCGCCACCGAAGTACCATTCGTCTTAACAGTCGTGACCGTTTCGCTGTAACTCGTACTCACCAACCGGTATAATGTACCGCCAGCTTTGTTAGTTGTAGCAGTTGCCGTGATAGAACTACTTGTCGCAGAGAACGCGGAAGTAGTCAAAGTTGGTGCAGGGTCACTTGCAGGAGTTGCGAAGGACGCACTATCTACAACATTAGAGTTTTGTGACAAGCTATCCGCATGCACGAAGTGCGCGTAGTATGTGGTTGACGCCGTCAAACCTGTTCCATAAACGTATTGTACACCGCTAGTTGTGACAGATTTCGTCAAATTAGCTGCTTTAATAGTTGAAGACGTTTCAGTTGCATTAGTTGAGAACAAATAGTACAACGTACCAGTGCCAGAAGTCGTAGTGACCGAGCCAACCGCTGTAGTATTGCCACTATTCACACCTGTTGGCGAGGAAAGTACAGGTGCTGCCGGTACAGCATTAACAACATAGGCTGTTGACGTGCCGGAAACTAACGATGTGTGGTCACGTACAGAGATTGTACGGCTAGTGCTTGCAGAGCTTGGAGTAATGTTGAAAGACCATGTGCCATTCGCATTAATAGTCGGACTAGCTGCCGCTGTCCATGCTCCGGGAGTACCACCATTGTCTGTGGTTTGGTAGTCTAGTGCTGTAGGTTGTGTGACAGTCCACGTACCAGACAGTGTGTACTGAGTACCAACAGTTTGCGTTCCGGGATTGTTGACAGTGATAGTTTGCGTGCCGGGTGCCGTAACTGAGAACGATCCAGATGTAGCGGTAACTGTTTGGTTGTTACGATCCCGCACAGTAATGGTTCGACTTCCAACAGCAGTGCCCGGAGTGATGGTAAAAGAATACGAACCTTGGCTAATAGTAGGGGAAGTTACTTGAGTCCACACACCTGCTGTATCATCACTAAAGCGATAATCCAGCGCTGTAGGAGTGCCGTTTGTGTAGCCACCTAATACAGTAAACGATTGACCCACAGTTTGCGCAGACGGTGTATTAACAGTAATAGCGTACGCAGCATTTACAACAAACGATGCAGACGTTCCAGACACAAGCGTGGAGTGGTCCCGCACCATAACGGTTTGCGATGCGTTTGCACTAGGAACGGTTACACCAGTGATGGCAAAGCTACCCGCGCTAATGGTGGGAGCCACAGCAGCATTCCAAGAACTACCGCCGTTGATCGACCAATCAAGGGCTGTCGGCGTTCCGTTGGCATAAGTTCCAGTAACCGAGAAGGACGTACCAGCCGTTTGCGTACTCGGAGTTGCTACAGTAACAGTCTGTGCCGGAGCGCCTGCAAATAGTGTTTTCAAAGCCGCTACTGTGATGCTGTAATTCAAGCCAGTGCTCGGGTCTTGAATTAACATGACACAAGAGTCAGACGGCGTTCCGCTAAATGCAGTAAGGCCACTAACAGCAACCCCATCAGTGCTGATCACAACTTTGCGAAGGAAATCTCCCGGAACAGTGTTATATGCTGTTGGCAGTGCACCAGAAAATGTAACAGCGCTAGTTCCGTTAGAACCAGAGATGATTTGGGTAATGGTGATTTGTGTGGTAGAGGTAATGGTGCAATATGCATCCATCCAGTTTGTACCATCATCAAAAGCAAAAGGTACGTTGGTGTCACCTACAACAATTGCGCCATCCGTAATTGATTGTGCAAGCGTGCGGCAATTTGTAGCTGCTGCACCCATAGTAACCACAACACCAACAGAGAGTGTCGTAGAACTCAAGTTGCTTACTGTTTGTTTAAGTCGGCTTGCAAATTTCATGCATCACCTCTTAGTTATCAATTTGAATGGACAGTGCAGCAGCAGAGAAAGAAGGGGCGGCGTCACCGCTATTAACAGTCTTAGGCGTTGCCAACGCACCGTACCAAAGTTCGTTACCGCCAGTCAGGGCGTCAAAAATACCCATACCTTGCACAGTACCCCAGTTAGCCGTAGGAGCAGCAAAAGTAATAGCGCCGTTATTAGACGTAGTACCACTAGTGCCACTGGAAGCAACTGTAGTTCCTGCACCCTGAGTGCCAGCCCAATTTGTCAGCGATGATGTGACTGGAACACGGGCATATGAGCCACCACTTACTTCAACACGAGCGCTACCTGCGTCGTTATCAGCAGTCGTAAAAAGGGCAATGTACAGCGTTGCCGGGGGCGTGAACGTTTGACCTCGAAACACGAAGTCGATAATCTTGTTTTCCAAATAGTCCGACATAGCCGACATATCATTTTCCTTTAGTTTATTGTGTTATTCACGGATGTACAGTTCGTACAAAACGCAAGAATCTTGTGACAAAGCAGGGTTAAGCTGTTTTACAGTTATGATTTTGTAAGTTTTGCTCCCGATCTTGAGCATATCGCTGTTAGCGTTTAAATGAGGCAACGCTAGTCCCACTTCAGTTTTCTGCGGAGGCTGGACATAAACTTGCTTGTCGCCAGTTTTGATAAGAGTATCTTTCTCAGTACCTTCCCCTTCCGTCTTACGTACATAGTCAAATACCATAATGTTCACAAGGTAATCCTGATATGTAACCGTATTTTCTGAGGTAGAGGGGTCGTACACTTCGGAGATAGCTGCACTGATATAGGCTGTCGTTCCAAACTTGGACATCATGGATGCCACGGTGCGGTCAAACGCATTCATTATTGAGGCTCCACGCCACCGTTCGCAACAGGGCCGCTATATGGATCGAAAGGGCCAACCGCAATCTGATGAAGGCGCTCATCAGACGTAGGGCGATTTTGCGCGTTAGTGAAATCCTCTTTAAATTGCAGAATAGGATGCAATTCGTCTGCACCTGCAACATAAGGAAGAGGGCACACTCCATTGAAAGCTGGGTCTTTGATAACAAGCTTAAGGAATTGCAAGTACTGATTGAATGCTTGGTGTCCGTACACTTCAACGATACCCATCTTTTGCTGAGTGTCGAAAGCAAGCCCTGCAAGAATATATTGCCCACACAAGATTGTAGCTGCGCGAAGATTCCCGTTAGTGTCTGACAGGGCACTTTCGTAGACTTCATCAGGAAGCCGTGGAATATCTAAATAATCACCAAGACGGTAGCGCAGCTTACCGACATTGGAGTTAAGATCAATAAGGGGCATCTTCTCTCCTAGTAGAATTGACAAAATGCCCTCCGAAGAAGGCATTTCAGCTATACCACTATTAGTTGGAGCTAGACACAGACCACAGCGAAGCAGGGCGAGTGCAGAACATCAGCGGAGCCGCTTCCAGTTCAAACTCAACATACTCGTCACGCTGGTCAACATACGAGCGGACAAACAGTTCTTGTCCCGGCTGGTTAGCTTCCGACAGTTTAGCCGAAGGGCCATTGTAACCACGGAACAGGTCTTTCACGCCGTCTGCATAAGCGATACCAGTCGAATCTGCGAAAGCAACTTCCGTCGTACCATTCGGCAGATTGAAAGTTGCATCGTACGACACGAACGTAATGCCACGGTGCGTGAAGTGATCCATGATGCCCCACTTCATGTACTCTGTAGTGTCGTCGCGCAGAGCTTGGTTGCCAGCACCATTAGCCATATAGAACTGATAAGCAGCTTTCATGTTCGGGTGCGAAATCAGTTTGTCAAAAAACACCGGGTCAACCAGAACCTTAACACCGCCAATTGCGCCACCATTCATAACACTCTTGGCAATACCAGACTTCAGCAGACGAATCTTCTGGTCAACGTTAGTCGTCGAAGTGCCAAGAACAAAGTCAACCGAGCTTTGGGTGATATTGAATTGTGCAAACATGTCAGCCATCACAACGCCGTCAGGCGACTTCGTAACACCTTTCAGAGCTTGCAGACGCATGTATTCCGTGGTTTGGTCCCAAGCAAGACGCATATCAGCCATTTTTTCAGCGGTAGCGTTGCCGTACGTTTCGTTGTCGGTCGAACCCGGTTTACGCCAACCTTGGATATCTTCGTTCGTGATTCGGTCAGCATGCTTGAAGTAAGCCAGCGGAATCGAGAACGTATCCGCTTTACGCTCGTGACCTTGCGTAGAAGCATGAGCACCACGATTCACTTGAGGCAGCAGGGTAACGGTTTGATAGTCCTTGTCAAAGATGATCGCCGTTTGATTGGTCGATTTCGTGTTGAACAGGTTTTGGCTGTTGATGTAGCCGTATTGCAGTGGGGTTTGGGTAATGCCGTCAACGAAATCGGCATTTTTAAAACTATTGAAATAGTCGCGAATAGTCATGCTCATTGCAAGGTTCCTTTAATTATTAAACTTGAGTGCGGATGTGGATGTTCTTAGCGCGCAGAGCATTTTGAACGATGGTTTGATTACCCGACGTGACGGTATCTTTGTACAGCAGACCTTTATCGGTGACACCGGCATGACCTTTGTACAGAACCACCAGTTGATAATCACCAGCAGCCAGCGAAGGAACGTCCAGAGTCGATTCGATCAGAACAGCGACATCAGCATTCAGCGTTGCAACGTCAGCATTTGCAACCCATTTATATTTGCTCGTACCATCAAATTGCAGAACAGCGCCAACATCCATACCAGCAGCCACAGTGACCGTGACAACTTTGCGGCAGACACCATGTTCCGGCATTTCTTCAAATGCCAGTACGCCCGACAGCCTATTACTACGCGAAGCAAGCTTTGCCATAATTATTTATTTCCTTTGATAAATTGTTTGAAATGAGTAACTTTAGGCTCCTCTTTAGCGTCTGCCTTAGTCTCAACGCCGACTTCATTAAACATCTCGCTTTTTGCCTCGGCAGCAGCATTAGTAGCGAAAATTTGCAGGAACGATTTGACTTTTGCGTCGTCCATACCTTCAGTTGCAGCCATAAAAGCAGTAGCCTTTTCAGTGCCCATTTGAGCTTCAACTTCTTTACGGCGGGCTTCCAGTTTTGCAGCAATTGCTGCTGCTTCCACTGCTGCTTTTTCTTCTGCGACAGCAGCCAGAGCAGCTTGAGCCTTTTCCAGATCAGCCTTAGTTGCAGCCAGAGTTTCCGAAACCTGAGCAAAACTTGCTTTAATTTCAGAGAGTTCTGCCGCCAGTGCAGTCACTTCGACATTAGCCTCAGCAACCGGAACAGTTTCGGTAGTCATATTGACTTCTTCCTCTTCTTGGTTAAAAAACTTTTTAAGATGATTCAGCATCACGCTTTTCCTTTATGCTTGTCGGCTACATACGCCGAGAATTGTTTATGATCCATAACCTGATTAACAAGACCCAGCTTTAGTGCCTCATCTGCATGAAACATCTTAGCGTCCCACGAAAGAATATCGGCCACAGGAATGCCGGTATAAGAACTGACATGCTCTGCAAAAACTGTTCCCAATCTAGTAACTTCATCCTGCATTTCAGTCAGAAACTCTTTAGAGAAACTTCCATCTTCAGCAAAAGGTGTTTTACCGGGAGTGCTTGCAATATAGATAGGCTTCAACCCAGCCATTTCGTACGCTTTGGATTTGTCCATGAGTGCTACAACACAACCTACAGAGCCTGTCTCTGCGTCAGGGTGAATGATTACTTCGTCAGCAGCAACATTGAGGGCCAGCGATGCAGATGCAGACATCGTGTCGATATATGCAAACCACTGAACACCAGCTTCATCGCACATAGCCCGCAGATCGTTGGCCGTACTGAAGACATGCGATGCTTGACCACCGGGGCTGGAATGCACTGTGATAAGCGTAGTAACGCCGTCATCAATCAGCATCTGAGCTTGCTCAAGAATTCCTTGATACGAGCAACCTTGGACATCCCCACAAGCACCAACAACAGGTTTGTAAGAGAGAGCGCCATCAATGGCAATCTCTCCGATTTTATTCATCTGTTTGGCCTTGACAGGCTCTTTAGAACCTTCTACAATTTTAGAAAATTCAACAGAGTTGCGATGGGTGAGGTATTCAAGAATAGACTGAGCGGCTTCGGCTCGGATGAGGTGTGGAGTGTTATAAAGGCTCTCCGTGAACCTGAAAAGACTATGTGCCATGTAACTCCTTATGCGGCGTTTTCATTATTACCAGTACTAGCGTCTTTAGGTCCGGGCTTTTTGGCCGTTCCCTCCCCGGCTGTCTGCATGCCTTCACCTGCATTACTAGATTCCATAGTGAACTCAAGGTCTTCAACCTTCGTATCTTCAGGGAACTCTTCAACACCGATTGCCTTACGAAGCCGATTGATCGTCTTAATATCTTTGACAATCAGACCTATCGAGCCAGAACGTTGAATAATCTTGCCCAATTCATCAGCAGACATTTCAGAGATGTCGCCCGGAACAAACTTAGGAAGACGTTCAAGACTCCAAGAGTTGAGTTTAAAAAGTTGGGGGATAAGGTCGTTGTTCAGGACATCGGCGATTTCGTTCAGACGATGACTCATTGCGAGCGACACAAGATTTGTGTTAGAATCAGCAAGAGAGAACGAGCCAAGTTCAGTAACATCTTTAAGGATGTCGACACCCAACGCAGCGTAAATTTCATCGTGATAGCGCTTAATGACATTATCAATGTTCGCACCATTCACACCCTTCTTTTCCAGAAGGCTGATGTCGAAAAGGTCTTGCTTGCTCACTTCGTCAATACGACGAGGGAAGATGATGCCTTTGTTTGTACCTGCTTGAATCGTGTCCAGAAGCTTCTGGCAAGCTGTGTAAACAGCTTTCATATCGTCTGGTGCGTCTGCTGCCATGTACTCTGGCGGAAGTCGCAAGAGTGGAAGTCCGTTGGATTCTTTAGCAATGCCAAGCAGTTCTTGATCGCGAAGCATGTCAAGCTGCTTCCACGCCTTGTACGCACCTTTCAGGATAGAGTTACCAGTGGGGTCGCCCTTTGTGGCGTCAGCAGTGAAGAGTAAAAACTTCTCACGTTTAATTGGGATAAGGCCATGCTCGTTAGCTTGGCTCTGGAACATTGCGCCATATTCAAGGTTGGTGATAGACTGCTCGCATCCAAGCAATTCGCGACCATCTTCAGAGAATGTCCAGCGTGCGATAGTGTCTTGTCCACGAGGGGAGAGCTTGCGAATGCCCACCAAACCATCATTAAACTTGCTGCCGTTCTTATAGAGTCGGCGACGAAACACTTTTTCTTCTACAGCGAAGCCGTACGAGAGATATGTGATAACATCAGAGAGGAAAGCAGGCCAGCTATGCTCCATGTCGTCCATGCAGGACTGGATAAACTTGGCACGCTCTTTATCTTGTTCTGTAGCGTCCTCTGGAGGCTGTACACACCATTTCACACGAGAGAGAAGCATTCGATATGTATTGAATGCCGATGCAATCACTGCATCGTTCATCATTTCTCGCACTGTGCGGTAGAAATTAGGCCAGTGGAAGGCGCGCTGGGGATCGTCGATTACTTTGCCCCACACGCTGCGCAAACCTACGAAGCCTTGCTCTCCTAACGAAATTCTTGGAACGGGCATGCCGTCATCAGCCGCAAGAGCAGCAGCCGAATTGTCTTTTGGCTTTTTAGCTGCCATTTGTGCTCCTTTTTATTTACTAAAACGAATAATAACATTGAGTAACAGTCTTGTCAACTTTGTGGCACTATTCGGATTATTGTGGTATTATAGGGAGGGGATTGGTGAGGGTTGAGTGTTTACAGAGAGAGTAAATGATGGAATTGTTATCTGCTTCATAACAGCCTTGCACGCAGTGGCAGTCGCATCCCACATATCATCCTTCTGATTTCTGTTGCCGTCGATATAATCCTCAAGCTCGTTGAACCACATTTCATTCCACTCGCCGCGAACCACCCTGACTAATCCTGCTTCAGCTAGGGAGAGGAAAGGCTGCATCCTAGAGAGTTTGCCAGAGTGGCCTGTTACTACCTCTGTGCGGGCGTCTACGCCGTTCTCCACAAGAGTTTTAATGAAGAACATATTAGCTGCGGCACCTGCTGCGCCGGGGTCTTTCGGGATGAATACCGGAACCTGCTGCCCTAATTCATCTCTGTCCTTAATAGCACAACGGGCTACTTCCTCCAGAACACCGTGTGTAAGCTTCCTGTATCGCTCGACATGCTCTACATAATAGAACCCGTCTTTACCTTTAGACACTCGTACAGTTGCCGTCCAGTCGGGATTAGGATTACTTTCAGATCGAAGTGTGCTTGCTAAATCCATTCCACGTGCGCGATTACTAACCTGCATAGGAACTTTATCGACAATCTCACACCAATCTCGTTTAAAATAACCAGAGGACTCTTCCTTGGCAAACCACGATCCAAGCAACAAACGCTCACGCTCAACACGCTTAAGGTTCTCAAGACGAGCCACGTATCCGGGGTTGAGCACCTTCATACGAGGGTTGTCCCGAATAGTGGCGCTGATAAACGTATAGCTCTGTGGACGTACGCCCGGATAAGTTTCAATCAGTTCTTCTTTGGTATCAGCAAAAACCATCGTACCGTTGTATGAAGCGTAGTAACGCTCAACGCCAGAACGCTCGGGAATCGGAATACCCGTCTCTTGGTCAAGATACCAATTCACGAATGGCATCAGGTGCGAGTCTCGACGCGGGTTACAGGTTGCGATAAGCTGATGCGGCCCTTTGGCCTGAGAACGAATACGAGACTCAAGATATCGAATCTGCACGTCCGTGTGGTTCTGTGCCTCGTCAAATACGACTAGGGAGAATTGTCCACCGTCGTAGTTAGAAATATCTCTATCTGCACCACAAACTTTGAACTGCACCTGCGCCCCGCTAGGAAAAACTGCGGTCATTTGTGGGTGCGTCTTAAACTTCGCACCAAATTGTTTCCACATCTTCTCAGCTTCTTGGTACAATCCCCCTGCCTGAGAAAGTTGCGTAGAAGTTTCGCGGATAAAAACCGCACGGAAATTTGGATCGTCCTTGTACTTAAGTACCAACAAAAGCGCTTGGTGGGATTTCCCACAACCAGCGCCGCCGCCAAAGATGATATAATTAGACTTGCAGTCTAGGAAGCGCTTGTGTGTAGGTGAGTCTGGACCAAGCACTATCTTCTGTTTTTTATTAGTCATAGTGCCCTTAATATAAACAACAAAAAGCCACACAGCATTTCTGCCGTGCAGCCTCCTATAAATTGGTGAGTGGGCGCCACGCTACCTTGCCCCACTTCTCTAGCGTCCATACTGACGCCCTCAGCCTCTTGCCCGCTTTCGCGGTTATGCCCAATCGGAGCAAAGTCCCTCTAGGCAAATTATTACGTGTATTATAGGTCAGCCCACGTTGGCTTCTTGACCGTCCGACGATGGTGCTACAACCAGATTCTGTACAGAGCCATCAGCTTGCTTCAGCCCACAATATTGACAACGCATCTCGACATCTCGTGGACACTTGATACAAGTTTTGTCTTTCTTACCGAAGATTGCATCGAAATTACTATAATACTTATCCCAACCAGTTCCACGCGGGCGTGACCCCTTACCTGCGTCCGCATAAAATGTCTTAGTATTGTTATCACTCATACTATGGCTCCACAACATATTTCATTAATGCCAAATAGCACTCATCAGATATCCTACCAACGTATCTGCCAGCAACCTCTTTGACTTGTTTCTCTTTTCTCGTTTTATACGCTTGAAATGCGATTTCTGGAGTGTCGTAGTATCCAATATGTGTTGCTATACCGTCTACACGAATAGATGCCCTAAACTTCTCTCTGCGCTTATTCCAAGCGACTCCCACGGGGTAAATGCCTTTGTTAGACTTGTTATGAGTAAACAACGAATTAATTTGTGTGGGCACAAACACACAAGTGTCGGGAGAGTAGACCTTTCGCCCTTTACCCAAAATGTCTTTATCGATGTGCCATCCGTCCTCAAGATAACCTTTTTGGTAATTAGCCCAATCAGCAAATTCTGCAAAATCCTTGAAACCTACTGTACAACCTTCGTAGTTCGGATTGTTCTTGCGAAAATAGGTATCTTCTGTACCTCTACGACGTAACGCTTGCCAAAAATTTCCTGCTCGGGTCAGCATTTGCACACCGTTGATCGATTTTGACTGCACCCATGCCCCAAGCTCATCCTTGAAGTCTTCAATAGTTCTCTTCATTTTTATTCCTGTCTGAATATTATTGGTGTAGGCTATCCACTGAGACAGCAGTGGAAGGTGTTGCAACACGGTTCGCTCTACGTTGAATGCCGTCTTTCCGGCTGTCAACCTGTGCAAGCAGGATTTGATCTTCAGGTAGCGACCTTCAGATTCTGGAGCGGGATGTCGGTTACGATCCGACTACCTCTTACTTGGAAGGAAAGCGCTCTGCCGATTGAGCTAATCCCGCATTAATAGGGTGCCTCGCTGTAGCTACGAGGACTTTGGCGATAGACCGGGTATTCAGCCCGTCACTATCTACCGCTACGACTTGTACGTATTCACAGCGTTTTGTGTGACAGCCTCGAATCATGCCGAGGTGACTAAGCTCGGTCTTCGCTACACTTTCTGGTGCCTCGCAACTGAATTGAACAGTTGATGCCGGGTTACAAAGCCGGAGTTATACCACTTAACTAGCAAGGCAAAAATCATTTTAGGAGGCACTCAATCCCGCAAATCTTCCGAGGAGGGGCAGCGTCATTGCAGAAGAATGCCTTCTAAAACGGCCTCTTGTGAAAGCCGATTGCCAATTCTGAAAGAGCTAAAGGCGTGCTCTAAATATTGATGCACCTGATGGAGTGGTGTGTCAGTGCGTTCAATCTCAACAAAACAAATTGTAGCAGCAGATTAGATTCTTGTCAAATCTTATTTACGTTACCCATATCTACAACTTGAACGTCCTGCGCAAACTCTGGTGAAATGTTGTCAAAATCCAACGCTGGAGTATTGTCATCATCTGCCGTACTACCCTGCCCGATAAGACCTGTCACTTTAATATCCAGCAACATTGCTTTAATCTCGTCAGCCCTTTGAGCCTCTGCACTATCCATGTAGAACTTCAGCAGCTTCTCAGCAGCGATCATCCGTACACGCTCGTCCTCGCTAGACAGCCCTGCTTCCAGCACTTCCACAGCCTTCTTACTAATCTTATTAAGCTGCTTCACCAGCTTCGCAAGCTCGTGAGCCTTCTTAAATAGTGGCTTTGGCGTTGCACTCACCACATCAGTCATGCTACCCTCCTTAAAATTCTTAACAGGCAAATCATAGCACTTGTCACTATTCTTGTCAATTTTAGGGCTTGACAGCAACGCCAACAGACTCTACAATTCACTCACAACCAACTTTCAAGGAGGAAACAATGCTTAAAAATGTCAAGATGTACTACCGTGAAAACGGTAAGATGGTTTGCGTCAATCTCGACTATGCGGACAGCTACAATCGTGCTATCTGGTGTGTACGAGAGCAAGTGCTTGGCTGTACTGACAACTGGTTTGATGTCAAAGGTCCAGTTATGGCTCTGGTGCAGAAATGAACGAGCTTGACCACTACATTGAAGAAGTAGAGCGGCACGAACAGAATCTTGCAGATTTTGAAGACTTACGCTTCGCAGAGATTTTTCTGACTGATAAGGAGAATAAAAGTGAAAGGATTGCCCTACAAGGACACGTTCGCAGCAAAAGGAAGCGCACTGTACGAAGCGCTAACTGAGAAAGACATGGCGAAAGCTAAGAAAATTTACGACGACACAACACAGAGATTTTATCAACTTTATAACAACTTTTTTAAGGAGAAACAATGAGCGACATCATCGAAACTGAAATCAAAGAAGGTGCAACCGAGTACAAAACTATTGTGACGCCAAACTTCCACGAAGTTGCAGAGGAAATTGCACGCCATGTGGCATACGGTTGGAAGCTTGATCCGAATCGCCCACCGTTCTACAACTTCTTCCTGTACGAGATTCATCTTATCCGCGATGCTCGCACTATCGCAGCTATTAAAGAGACTGTAGATTCTGGACGTGAACCCATCACCACGGAGAAGCGTCGCGAAATCATGGCTAATGCGCGTGCTGCTAAGAAGATTAACAAGGGTGCGCAAGATGAAAGTTAAGTTTGCTAATGCGGAAGTGGAAATTTGGAAGCTTCGTAAAGGAACTCCGCTGATGCTTAGTGGCAGTGGAGATATTGTTCACTTGAAGTCCATCGACGCCAACATTGGTAAGAATGGTTTGAAAGTGTACGGTATTGTGACCTCACATTACGACGGATACGACAAAGAGTTTTCATCCGAGTATTACACTTGGCTTGAACCCCATGATTGACAGAAGGCAACCGGCATAGTATATTGGAGTGTCTAACTTCTTGTTGGGCATTCTATTAACATTTTTACTGAGGATCAATATGCGCAAAACACATCGCGGACGCAATGCCCAGCATCCGGTTGAGAAAGAAGAACGTGTGATTAAAGACAAGTTCAAGGAGCAACGCGCAGAAAAACTAGAAGCGAAACCAATCTACCCTCTCAATGATCGCCAGCGGGAGTATTTTGAGGCTATTCGCGCCAAAGACCTTATCGTCGCTACAGGCTATGCGGGCACCAGCAAGACATTCGTAGCAACAAGCCTTGCAGCAGATGCGTTCTACAGGGGTGAATGCCAACGCATTGTCCTTGCACGACCAGCGGTGTCTAACTCGCAGAGTTTGGGTTTTTTCGCAGGCGACTTGAACCAGAAGATGTCTGTATGGTTGATGCCTCTGCTATCTGTGCTGTATCAGCGCCTTGGTCGCACTGTTGTTGACCTCGCAATCCAAGAAGGTAACATTGTTATGCAGCCTCTTGAGACTATCAAAGGTATGAGCTACGGCAAAGGCACTTGGGTGATTGCAGACGAGGTGGAAGACTGTACGATTGAAGAAATCAAAAGTATTGTTACTCGTAACGGCGGGGCAAAGATGATCTTGTGCGGTGACGTACTTCAGTCTGCACTGCATGAGAAAAGCGGACTTGCAATCTTCGCTGACATTCTCTACAACTCACGTCCCCTGCAAGAATACGCCACATTGATCGAGTTTGATTCTTACGACTACATTGTTCGCGGTAAGCTTTGCAAGAGTCTTATTGTAGAATTTGATAAGGCGGGGTATTAGCATGAGCTATATCGGATTGAGATTTGGTAGGTACGTAGTAAAGGAAAAGATAACGTATAGAAAGTATTCTTGCGTATGTGACTGTGGTACTGTAAAAACGGTAAGTATTTATCATCTCAGAGATGGGAAAATCAGAAGTTGCGGATGCTTGCATAGCGAGACTCTTTCAAAGAGAAACTCAAAACACGGTCTAAGTGAGTCATCTGAATATGCAGCTTGGTGCAAAATAAAAAGAAAAACAACGAATCCCGACGATGACGATTGGTACTTGTATGGTGCACGAGGTATCAAGATGTCTGAAGAGTTTTATAACTCCTTTGAGTGTTTCTATAGCTACTTAGGGCCGAAACCTACAGATGGGGTAAGGTATTCTGTAGGACGTATTGATAACAACAAAGGGTACGAACGAGGTAACATTCGTTGGGAAACTGACTCACAGCAAGCTCAAAACCAGAGAAAAAGGTGCACCAACAAGTCTGGCGAAACAGGTGTGTTACTTGCCACAAAGGTTATCAATGGACGCAAGTATTCTGCTTGGGTGGCTTATTGGTGCCCTGTAGTAGGTGTCAAAAGAACTAAAAACTTTAGTACGAATAAATATGGGTATGATGAAGCTTTTAAGATGGCAACTGATTATCGAGCAAAAATGATTGAAGAGCTTAACCGACTTGGTGCTAGTTACGCCGAGACACATGGTAAATAAGGAGAAACAGAATGTCAGACCTGATGAAACTACTTAAGCGCGAACCTACACAATTTGAAGTGAAAGCTATACCGCTCAATCAGTGTTACCAATGTGTGATTGATGATGTGTTTGAAGAAGTACACCAATTTTCCGAGCTTGTTGACTATCTGAATAACGCAGTAGAAGGGGATGTTGCACACATTAAAATTTCTACGCCCGGAGGTGCGCTGCATAGTATTATTCCTCTAATGAATGCTATGCGCAACACTGACGCGCACATTGCAATGCATGTGGAATCAGATACAGCTTCCTGTGGGACGATTCTGATGATGTTGGCAGACGAAGTTTACATCAATCCGTACACATCTATTATGATCCATACAGCAAGTTATGGGTATTACAACCACGCAGGTAACATGGAAGCGCACGTTAATCACAGTACAGTTGCAATTAAGAAACTTGTTGGTGAAATTTACAAGGGTTTCTTGACACCTGAAGAAATCTTGCGCGTTCAAGACGGATTAGAAGTGTACCTCACTGACGAAGATTGTTACGAACGTTTCAAACACCGCAACGAGATGCGTATGAAGGAAATCGAGCAAGCCAACAAACCTGCTAAGAAGCCTCGTACGAAGCGTGTTAAAGTTGTTCCTGCGGAGCCACAACAAGAGTTTGTAGAATAATGGACGCCTCAGCTTCGGCTGAGGCATTTTTATTTGTACAAAGCGCTTGCATTCTTATGGAAAATGGGCTACCATAGATTCGTCAACAAATTTAAGGAGGAAGTATGTTTAAGTCAAAGATTCCAGATAAGAAGCTTGCTGAAGATTTACGCAACAAGGTAAAGGAATTAAACGATGTTGCACAAGTATTGATGGCAAGGGGTTGGTTCATTGATTACAAAATGGAATACGGCAGCAGCACGCTAAACTGTGTAGTAAAGAAAACCTTTGTAGAGGAAATCTGATGAACTCCACATCCATCAGCCTTCTTAACGGAGGGCATTTCGACTACGAAGCCCCTGAGCGTAGCCGATATGGCATCGAAGACATCGCTCGTGGCTTGTGCAAAATGCCTCGCTTCTCGGGGCAGACTAATCGTACGTACACTGTCGCACAACACTGCGTTCTTGTAAGCAAGCTTGTACCAGAGGAACACGCACTTGAAGGGCTTCTCCACGATGGTGCGGAAGCATTCATGGCAGACCTTCCAAGCCCTCTTAAGCGCATGCTGCCGGGTTATGTAGAGCTTGAGAAACGAGCGGAAGCCGATATGTGCAAGCGCTTCAAGATGAAGTTTCCCTTTCATCCGTGCATCAAGGAGGCTGACATTCGTGTATTTCTTGCAGAGCGTAGGGACATGCAGCCATGTGTAACGGAAGTTTGTTATGAGGGTTATGAGCCTTATCCAAACAAAATCATTGCATGGGACAGCCACATGAGTTATATTTATTTTATGCGTCGTTTTAAGGAGCTTACAAAATGAATTCCAAACTTTTAATTTGTGTATGTACTCTGCTGACAGCATGTAGCCAACAGAGCTACACTGAGAGCATCGACAGGCAATACGTGAAAGACTGCAATGATCGGGGTGGGAAGGTGGAGCGAATTGATTACACTGATGTACTACAATGTATTGGTGCTACGACTAAGGACATTTCAAAATGAAACTGGACGATTTTCTATACTGCGCTGCTATTGTTCTTATCATGCTGCTCGTCGGCGTTGGCATTATTCCTGATATGGTGGATGTATGAATATTTATGTTATGTGGCTTATTTGTGGATACATGATTGGGCAAGTGCTAATTGAGATTTATTGTTAAGGAGATGTTATGAAATACGAAGACATGATGCCGCATCAACGACGTGTAGTGGATGAGAAGCTTGAGCTTGATGCTAAGATTGGTAAACTTGATGAGTTTATTGAGCGATCACCAATGTTCTATAAGGTGGGTCTTAAGGAGATGAAGCGTCTATGCAGGCAGTTTGACGCAATGGAGGAGTATAGCAATATTCTTGGTGAACGTATTGAAGCTTTTGGGGAGTATGAGTGCTAACAATCCTTGAACACACAAGCAGCAGCTACGGTCCGCGTACATATGCCAATGCTGCAAAGGGCGATGTTACGATTGCTATTGCTGTAGACTACAACACAGCAGGAGAAAGGCTGACACACAAAGCTGCTGGAGATAAGTATTTGAAGCTTGATCCTGACGTGAGTTATGTGGAGAACGCGCGAGAGTTGTGGTGCAGGCTGAAAAAGCTTGGCAAACCTAGTCCTGTTATTAACGTTGCAGGCAATGGCATCTACACTCTCACAAAGCACAGATTGCCACAAAAGTATGCCAACCTCTATGTCTATGATCTGCTGGTGCTTGTGCATAGACACTACCCTATTGGAGAAATCGTCTCTGGAGGACAAACAGGAATCGATATTGCGGGAGGGGTTGCAGGGTATGTTCTAGGCATTCCAACAACGATGCTTCTGCCGAAAGGATTCAAGCAACGTTTTGAAGATGGCATTGACATTGTTCAGACAGAGCAAGATGTTAGGAATCAGGTAGAATGTTGGGCTAAGAAACTTAAGGAGGAAACTAAATGATTAAGCGGCAATATGTTGTAGATTGTGAAGTTATGCAAGCACACCGTAAATGGTCAACGATCAGTTTTGAACTGACAAGTTGGTTTCCGGTAGAAGCTGGCAAGTTCTCAAAGTATGTACGCGATGAAGTTGCAGACTACCATAACTGCGATGCTGGAGATGTTCGTATTATCGGAGTGTTCAAGCTATGAGTAACACATTTATTATTTCGGATACCCACTTCGGGCACGTAGGAGTGACTAAGTTTCTCACACACTCGGGCGAGAAGATGCGCCCTTGGGGTAACATTGAAGAAATGGATGAAGCTCTTGTAGAGAACTGGAACAAAGTTGTACGTCCAAAAGACAAGGTGATTCATCTTGGGGATGTTGTAATCAACCGTAGAGCCTTGCCCACTCTTGCCAGCCTCAATGGCACTAAGATTCTTGTAAAAGGCAATCACGATGTATTCCGTCTGGAAGAGTACACGCCATACTTCAAAGACATCCTCGGCTGCAAGCAATTTGACGACTACATTCTTAGCCACATTCCTGTACATGAGAATCAACTTTACAGGTTTAAGGGGAATGTGCATGGACATATGCACAATGAATGTGTGCAAAAGGAAGTGTCGGATGGTTCTTGGTATGGGCAGCACATGGAAGATGATGAGCGATACTTCTGTGCTAGTGTTGAGAGGATTGACTACACGCCTATTGCTTGGGAAGATGTTAAGAAGATTATGGAGGGGAGTGGGAATTGATGGCTATTATTGGTTTTATTTTTCTTATGTTTGTAGGGCTGTGGCTAGTTGCGATTGCAGGGACAATCTTCTTCGGCAGTGCAATGTTCGGTGGCACAGGTGTGGAAGCTGTTGTACCAGCAATCTTTGCAGGGTTGATCTTTTGGGCAGCGTTCCACTTTGCACCGTTTACAATTTTGTTTGTGGGAGGGTAGATGAGGGAGTTTGATAGGTATTATGTTCGATACGAAAGCGAGTACCTTGAGCATGATGTAGAAGGCAAGTTCATGCTTGTTGAAGATCATCTTTCGATTGTTGAGAAGTTGAAGGCTGAGATTAAAGATTTAGAAGGTCACTTAGTAGACGCAATGTATCGTATTGGGTTTTGACATAGGCTCGCTGACGGAATCGTTAGCGAGCTTTTTGTTTGTGTGCGCGGATTTGACAAGATATCATAAGAATGTTATAATTAGTAGGTTATAGATAGGAAAGGAAAACATGGCAAACGTTAAAAAATTTAATAGGGAAGAGGCGCTGGCACTGCGGGAGCAAGGCTACTCGCACAAACAAATATCTATTGCACTCGGGTGTTCTAAAGCTTGGGTGGCAAAAGAGTTGATGGGTGTAGAGAAGGGTGAGGGATTGGCAGTTGATGGCACTAAGGTGCAGGCGATTGCGATTCTGGAGGAAGCTCTGGCGAAGGTGAGGGCACTGTAATATGAAGAAAACTAAAGTCTACTATGACAATCTTACTGTCGATCAGATTGTAGAATACTGGAAAGCTAATCTCCGATGGAGAATGATTCAATCTGTCGTTGCAAGAATCAGAAAGACCTGCAAGAACAACGAGAGAGTTGCAAAAATTAATTCGGCGTTTGACAAATATGTTGAGCTTGGCTACAAACCCGCTAACGGTAGCATGACAGAAGGCGACTACTCAGAGTCTTACGGTAAGAGTGCAGAGAAGCCAAAGTACGGTAAGAAGATGCGATCTACGCTTGTGTGGGGAGTTGGGGTTTGCGAGCGAGGGAAATATAAGATGTCATATGTGGACCCCGCAGATGGCAAGAAAAAGAACACTGCTGAGTATAGGCTGTGGTGTGATATGATTGCTAGATGCTACGATGAGAAGCGACGTTCTAAATGGCCTGCTTATGCCGGATGCACTGTGTCTGATAACTTCCTTAACTTTCAATGGTTTGCGGAGTGGTGCAATAACCAAATTGGTTTCAAAGTTAAAGATGAGAATGGCACTTGGCAAATGGATAAGGATATGCTTGTTAAAGGGAATCGAGTATATTCTGAAGATACATGTGTTTTCATTCCTAGATGCTTGAATCTTGTCGCGCATAAAAACAAACATCAGCGAAATGGCCTGCCTATAGGTGTCAGTCTATACAAAACTGCTGAGAAGACTCGATACAAAGCTAGGTGTTCTCTTGGTGAGAAAGGTAAAGAAGCCAATCTTGGCTACCACTCTACAGTAGAAGAGGCATTCGCAGCGTATAAGAAGTTTAAAGAATCGTTCATCAAAGAGCGTGCAGACCAGTTCAAAGGAAAGATCGATGATCGGGTGTACAACGCCTTGATGTCCTATGAAGTGCGTATTGACGACTGAACGACATGACCCGCTCACGCGGGCTTATTTTCCTGTTGACTTATAAACTCCAAACGTCTATACTTCAGCCATCACTAAACACGGAGGACAACATGACTAAATCTTTCATTGGCGTTTGCCGAGTCAGTACCCGCGAACAAGGCGTCTCTAAGAATGGTCTTGACAGTCAGCGGGCAGAAATCGAACGGTGGGCAAAGCACCACGGCTACAACCTCATTACCATTATGGACGAGGTGATTTCTGGCAGCACACCTTTGAAAGAGCGTCCTGTGATGTCTATGGCGCTGGCGATGGCTAAGAAGATGAAAGCTCAAGTTGTGGTCACTAAGAGCGACAGGTGTTCGCGCGACTTCGATATTTCCCGTGAGTTGGTGCAAAAGAAGAAGTTGGTTGTTGCAATCGATCTTGGGGCTGAGCACGACGAGTTTGTT